TTCTAAAAGCCGCGTCAGCGGCTTTTTTTGTTTAGTATAATAACCGTATGACAAACCAAGATTTTAAAGCAGTTGCACAATTCATTGAAGAAATGAAAGCAACTTCTTCAACTAATGATAAAAAGGAGATACTTAAAAAATATGATACCCCGGTATTACGCAAGCTATTTGAATATGTATACTCTCCATTCAAGCAGTATTATGTTACTTCGGATAATCTAAAGAAGCGTCAGGATCTAAGTTTCGATAGTTACGATGACTTGTTTCAATTACTTGATGATCTGAATGAACGCTGTATCACAGGTCACAATGCAATACAGGTGGTTAATGGTTTTATTGCCAAGAATCAAGAGTTCGCAGATGTGATCTATGATGTGATAGACCGTAACTTAAAGACCAGAGCAACCACTACCTTAATTAATTCAGTAATGCCGGGTACGGTGCCCACCTTTGATGTTGCCCTAGCTGAGAAGTTTGACGGTAATGAGAAAAAGGTAAACTTTGACTCTGGTGAATGGTGGGCCAGTCGTAAGCTTGATGGAGTTAGATGTATTACAATAATTGACGAGCACGGAGAACCTAAGTTCTATTCCAGAGCAGGTAATGAGTTCTTAACTCTTTCTGTGTTGGCTGACGATATTAAACGCCTTGGCTTAAGGAATAAGATTTTAGATGGCGAAGTTTGTATTATGAAAGATGGCGGTCTTGAAGATTTTCAAGGTATCATCAAGGAAATCGGCCGTAAAGAGCATGTCATTCAGTCTCCGAAATATTACATATTTGACTTCTTGGAAATGTCTGAATTTAATAATAAAGCAGGAGACGTTTCACTATCTGCTCGATTAATTATTTTAAATGCAATTGTTACTGGCCTAAACTATGCGGAACCATTACCTCAATTTCAAATAAAATCTCGAGAAGAATTTGAAAAGATTGCAGCTGATGCAACTGAAATGGGATACGAAGGAATTATGATACGTAAGGATGTTGGTTATGAGGGCAAGCGCTCAAAGAGCCTACTTAAGGTTAAAAAGATGCATGATGCCGAATATGTAGTAATTGATCTTGAATCTGATGTAAACAGAATTATTGAAATGGGTCGTGAGGTTGAAGAGTTAATGTTAAAAGCAGTAATTGTTGAACACAAAGGCAATACAGTTAGAGTTGGATCGGGTTTTAATCTAGAACAAAGAAGGTTCTATCATCAAAACCCAAATGAAATTTTAGGTAAAACAATAACTGTTCAGTTCTTTGAAGAGACTACTGACCAACATGGAGAACACTCATTGAGATTTCCAGTATTCAAAGCAATTCACGGACAAAAAAGAGAATTTTAATTAGATATGCATAAAAGAATAATTCTAGTTGGCAGAGCAGCCAGTGGTAAGGACTACATTCGCAAGAAATTTGAAGCACGTGGCTTTAGATATGCAGTTAGTTACACAACTCGTCCTCCCAGAGAAGGCGAAATAGATGGAGTTGATTACCTTTTCATTTCACAGGCAGAGGCCCAAGCAATGATTAAGAATGATGAGTTCTATGAGTACGTTGAATTCAATGGATGGATTTACGGAACTTCAAGAGATCAATTTGATGATGATCATGTGTTCATTATGACTCCTACTGGCCTTGCACATTTGGACGAGGACTCACGTAAAAAATCATTTGTCATCTTTATTGATATTGCTGAAGAGATTAGACGCGAGCGTATGGCTCTGCGTAACATGCCCGGCGATTCAGTAGACAGACGAATTGAAGCTGACCGACTTGATTTTGAGAATTTTACAAACTACGATATAAAAATAACAAACCCAGACTTTTAATATATGGCATTTGAACTAACAGGGATAATCATTGAAGTATTTCCCGCACAAACATTTAACAAAGGCTTTCGAAAAAGAGAGTTCGTAATCGAATGTGGAGATAAGTATCCACAGAAAATAGTATTTGGACTTGTTCAGGACAAGTGCGATATGATTGACTCATACGGAGTTGGCGATACAGTAAGCGTATCATTTGACGTAAAGGGTAGAGACTGGACAGACAAGTCAGGTCAAACCAAGTATTTCAATACATTGGAAGCTTTCCGACTTAGTGGTCAACAACGAGCAAATATCAGCAAGGCAGCCGAGTCAAACGAAGACGAGGATGATGATATTTTTCGCAGCTTAGGCCTTGACACTGGTCCTAAAAAATCGACAACCGTTGCTAAGAGCGATTGGTCTGACGATGATTTACCTTTTGACCTATAACATTAAAATAACCAAAGGAACTAATGAAATATGTATCTATCGATATTGAAACAACTGGGCTAGATCCAGAAAGCTGTCAAATTTTGCAAATCGGTGCAGTAATTGAAGACACTAATTACCCGGTAAGTTTAGAAGAACTTCCAAAATTCCAGTGTATTGTTGAACATGACAGATACACCGGCCAGCCAACTGCTCTAAAAATGAATTCTTGGATTTTTGAAATTCTGTCAAAGATGGAAGGCTTAAATAAGGAAGACCGTATTGCGTATCGTAAGCAGCACAATATTCTACCAGTAAATCTAGTAGCTAGATCTTTTGCAATGTGGTTATCAAGTAATGCGGTCTATGCAGACGAAGGGTCAACCGTAATTAAAATAAATGCGGCCGGTAAGAATTTCGCAAGCTTTGATAAAGTCTTTTTGCAGAAATTACCAAGCTGGGGTTCTCAAATTCAAATGAGACAAAGAATTTTAGATCCAGCAATTTTACTAATGGACTGGAAGAATGACGAGTCTTTACCTAATTTGCAGAAGTGTATGGATCGCTGTAAAATTAAAGGTGAAGTAACTCATGATGCTCTACAAGATGCAATTGATGTAGTTCAGGTACTTCGAGTAGTTACTGGTAATTACAATTTTGTAACTTGGATATAACGGTTTCGTGTATATTTCAGGTTTGCTTATAGAACCTTTAAATTATACACAAATGCTGATGCAAACTTGAATATACACGTTGTTATGCTCTCGTTTTGCGTGGGTGGTATTAACGAAATTATTAAATTAAAATAAACAAAAATGGAATTTGAAGGACAAGTAACAGACGTAAAATTGGTTATAGATACAAAGCCAAGAGTTTATGTAAAATGGACAAATAACGAAGAAGGTAGAGATAAAAATGATTGCTACGAAAGAGTGGATATTGTTGGAACGATTATTTACATAAACACTTACAATAGAAATTCATCTGTTATTAAAGGACATCCATTTTGGGATAAACTCGAAACTATGTATAACGGTGCGTTGGCAAAGCAAAATGGAGCATAACTATCAACCAATGATAAAACTTAAAGAAGCAGCAGTCCTATTTGGGATTCAATTAATACTCTATGGATTACTATGTATTAATTTTAGAGCAGTATCAGAAGCTCACTATAACTTGGCAGCAGTCAGTGATTTTACGATTGCTTCTTTAAATTTCTTTGTGATTCGTAAGATTGCAAAGAGCGAGGACTCTCTACACCAATGGTTGGGTTATGTTGCTGGATCAGTAGCAGGTTCGTATCTAGGTATTTGGCTATCAGTTCAGCTTGTAAATCTGACCTTTTAGTATATTAATACTATGATAAACGACCAAGTAAGACTTGGCTACTGTTGCATTAATTTGTCGCTAGCCGACCAACGAATAACTGCCAATCGCGGCATGATCAAACGTACCTTTCAAGAAAAGGGCCAAGCCTACTGTGGCGAGCTCGCTCATCAAAATATCAAGGACATTCTTAAAATTCTGGAATGGAATCTAGCAAATGACATCTATGTATACCGTATGTCAAGCGATATTTTTCCATGGATGTCTGAGTATGAAATTCAATTACTGCCTAACTTTGCCGAAATTTTACCTGACATGCAGGCAATCGGCGAGTTTGTGCTCAAGCACGGTATGCGACTCTCAATGCATCCAGGCCAGTTTGATGTCCTGCCTTCTCCAACTCCAGCGGTTGTTACCAAAACAGTCAAGGATCTTGATCAGCACTGCGAAATCATGGATCTTATGGGTCTGCCAGTCGATCCAAGCTTTCCAATCAACATTCATGTTGGTGGTACATACGGTGACAAGGAGTCAGCAGCTCAGCGCTTTTGCGAAAATTTCAAGAGACTCAAGCCAAATACCCAATCAAGGCTAGTTGTCGAAAACGACGACAAAGCAACACAATACTCAGTTGCTGATCTGTATAGGTT